GAGTTAGCGATTGTTGATGAATCTAACTCCATTGCAGATTGACCTGTAGTTGTGTTGCCTGAACCTGCAACTACGTCAGCATTCTTGCCAATGTTAGCTTGTACAAAGCCTTCATCGCATTGAATGATGAATAGTTGTGCTGGATCATCGATAACATCAGCTTGGATAGTGCCTTGAGTGATGTTAACGCTACCTGGGTAGTAGTTCTTCCATGTAGGTTTACCAGTGGTGGGGTCAATGTAGTTACAACCGTTGAACACGCCTACTGCTGCAGTGTGTGTTGCTGGTGCAAATGCCACTAAATAACCATCATAAACTGTTACCAAGTCACCTTGGAAAATTGCGCCTGCTTGGTTGTCCGCGATTGTGAAACCGTACTGAGCTTGCGCACCAGTAGCTGAAAGGTTTCCTAATGCACGAAGACCAAAGGCTTTATCTATATTTGCCATTTTGTCATTTCCTTAAATTAAGTTATTCGGAGGATTTAGGTCCGCCGAACGATACACGGGTCTGACGAGTAGGATTTTGAATTCGCATAGACGAATGTCCATTTGATTTGCTTAAATCGTTATCGACAGCCAATAATTGATCATGGGTGCGTGATTCATAATACGCACGGCGTTCTGCTGCTGTCTCCTCTGGGATTCGTGCAAGCATAAGACCTCCCACGCTGATAACACCAGCATGTCGGCCATCGTCTACTGAAGGACTGCTGAACTCTGGGTACTCATCAGAACGTACTAATTCATAACCTTCACGTAATTTACCCGTGACGTTAATACGGTCTTCTTGTCCACCAGACTCTGCACGTATCCAACGGTGCTTGTATCCAGGAGGCGCAGGAGGCGCATCCAATCGTGAAGGAGGGGCCCAAGATTTGCGACGCGCAGTAGTTTCGCGAGAATCGGTCTCACGGGCACTGCGATTAAGTTTTGGCACATTGGTATCTTGACTCATTTTATTACTCCTTAACGTATTTGGCGTATTCTTCTAACGGAACACCCAATTTTTTAGCGATCGCAACTTGGCTCGGTGATAACCGAACAGTGCGGCGTGCATTGTTTACTCCAGATGATCTGGAAGCAGGCGCAACCGTTTGCACGGGTCGATTGGTCCTGGTTTTTTGGCCAAACTGCGTTGGAAAAGCTTCACGCAGTCTGTTATTTAGCTCATCATAATACTCATCTGAGTTTGGGTCAAATCTTTCTGCTAAAACTAGCTGTTTATGTATGCCTTGAGCTGCGTGTGTCATTGCAACGTTCTTGCCATACCATTCGTTCTCCTCGGCCCACGCTTCTGCTTTAGGGTCATAGGTAGGACGCTGTTGCTGAACAGGTTGTTGCACTTGTTGCTGAGCAGGCTGTTGGGCTTGCTCTTGTGCAGCTTGACGACGAGACGCTAGTTCAGAAAGACTGCGTTGCTCCATCTGAATCTCAGTCAAACGCTCTTGGGCTTCTATCTCAGTATCGTAGTCGCCTTCTTCACGTGCCTTGCGGATGATTTGTTTTAACGCTACAGATTGCGTTTCAATACGGCTCTTTGCTTCGCCTAAGCGGGCATTGTCAGATTGATACGCTTGTTGTTCGTAAGCTTGTGCTTTTTGCTGTACGCTTTTAGCGTATTCCAAAGCGGCTTGCTCGCGACGTTCTGTCTCACGTAGACGAGCTGTAAGCTTGTCAATACGCTTCTTTACCTTGTCGCTGTATACATCCAGCTCTTCGCCCTGTGCTTGAGTCGTTTCCGTCTCTACAATAGGCGCTGCCGACGCTTCATTCTCAACGAGTTCCGAACCACCGTCGCCATCAATCTCGACGGTAGCAGGAGTTTCGTCTTCTTCTCCCACCTTAAAGTCTAATTCTTCAGCCATAACTTTCTACTCCTTACATATGCAAGATGTCTTCAGGGGAATTTACAATGCCCAAGATTTCATCATCGTTTAAAAAACGGATTTCACCACCATCGATAGAAATACGTGAACCTGCGTACCTGCCAAAGATAATCCAGTCGCCTTCTTTGCACCATGCGCCGAATGGGAATTTGGATTCGTCTTTGTAGGCTAAATCACCCAAGCTTAATACGTAGCCACAATTGGTAGCCAGCTGCGTACGTTTCTGAGTTTCTTCTGCTATCACAATGCCGCTTTTCGTGCGTTCTGCGCCACGATAAGGCAAGATTGCTACACGCCATCCTGTAGGACGAGGAATACGGCTTATGGCCTCCTCAGGTATCAGTGATGGGTCGAACTGGCCTTGAGCGTCGTAGGCGTCGTCAATAGACGGCTGTTTATTCTGCTCTTTCTCTAGCCACTTCTTTTCTAGCGCTGTTAGGTTCTTTACTTCTTCTTCTGCCATAAGGGTCTCCACGGTTAAAAATCTAAGTCATCAGGACTTGCATTCAAGGATTCCTTGATCATGTCCTCAACGAGTTTTAAGCCTTCTAGACGCCCCATCATAAAGCGATAACGCTCCATGTTAGCAATGGTTCCGTTCAGCACAATGCCTTCGGAGTCCGACTGTAACTTTCTAACTTCCTTAAGAAGTCTTTCTGCATATTCAAGCATGGTTCAATCTTCCATGTAAAAGGCAGACGATCAAGAGCCCTCGTCTGTAGGCTTAAAACTATTTACAATTCCAGCGTTTTAATGACGCTGCTTTCCTTGTTGGGCGGCCTTTCTCATCGACCATAGGGCCAGGCATGCCTGACATCCTTGCGCAGAAGGACTTACGTCGTGCTGCGTCTTTCTTTGTCTTAGGATTAGGAGCAGGCGCCTTTAAGTTAGAGCCTGTTTTTGCATTATATGCTTTTCTGCCCGCTGCAGTCATTCCTGCACCTTCTTTAGTACTAAGGTAGTGACGCCCTTTTCCTTTTGTAGTTTTACTAATAGTATCTGCCATTATATCACCTCATACTTGTTGCATTTTGATATATTATCGACTCCTGGAATTACCTGAAGGTTTTCAGGAACATGAAGCCCTGAAACATAGTGCCCTTGTAGTGGAACAATATGGTCAACATGCCAACTAAACTCAAACTGTTTGGTTCTAAGTGCGGCTAATGCATATACTTCCTTTATTAGCCACATCTCTTCACAATCAACCCATCTAGGAGTACGCTGTAGTTTAATTGCCCTACGGCCAGCTTCATATGCTGCTGTTTGAGGCAATCTAGTTTTTTGTCGTACTAGCTGATTTTTTTTTGCTTTTTCGTGATCAGCATAATAATACTTTAATGCCTGTTGCCTGCGTACTTCTTTGTTTTTTTGATACTCTACTACATAGTTCCGTTTGCTATCGCTAACTTTACGTTTATGGTCTCTACAGCAAAATCGAGCATCACTTCGCATATGGTTTATACTAACTCCACATAACTCGCACCCACGGCCCACGGCTAAGGATACGGTCTTCTTTGCCATGTTAGCAAATCTTTACCGGACGGTTGCCGTCTTTTTTCTTAACGTAAGTGACGCTGCTCGCCATGGCATCGCCACCTTTTTTCATCTTAGTAGGCTTAACCTTAGCCGTCTTAGCTGATTGCTTAAACGCCTTTGCAGTAGGAGCGCCCTTAGTGCCAGGCTTCCTCATCGTCTCGCCAGAGCCTTCTTCTATGCGGTTACGCTTAGCATTAATGTTTGCGTACAAACCTTGTTTAGCTGCCATTGTTTTCTCCTTGAGCTTGCTGTTGTTGACCTAACATCTGTTGTTCCATAATGGCCAACCGCTCACGGGCAATAGCAGCACGTTCCTCTGCAATTGCATCCTGCGATGCAATGCTGGCTTGGTCATCTTGCGCTTCTTGTTTCAATTTCTGCTGTTGGATCGCCAAGCTCTTCTCTTTAGCTGCTGCATCCGCTGCGTCAGCCTTAGCACGTTGATCCAACTCTTGTTTCTTGAGTTCCACAACAGGGTCAACAGGAGCTTCGCCTGTACCAGCGATTTTATCTTGCATTGCCTTAACGTCAGCCATGGATTGCGCTACCTTCAATGCAATCATACCCTCTTTCTGGATAATAGACACCATGCCATCAGGGTCTGTGCCGTATGCTTGGAACAATTCTACTTCCACGTCCTCTTCTGCTTTGATTCGGATGTGTTGTAGGATGTGTTTCTGCAAGATAGCAGCAGACATAGGATTCGCTTGCAACATTGGCGACATGCCCATGCGTAAGTGCGCTTCAATGTGTGCATCATGCTGTTGGCCAGCAAATGCTTTCAATTCCATCGTATCCAACACGTCAGCATTCTCTGTCGCGGGGTCCTTGGGCATTTGTGAGCTCTGTGGACGCAATATGCCGTCGATATCACGCACGTTCAGGGCTGTGTAGACCCGGTAGTATGCCTCGTACATGTTATGCATCTGTGGGGCCGCCTGCGCAAGCTGTAGCTGTGTTTGTGCAAGGGTTATACGCTGTGCTGTAGAGAATATGTTAGGGTCGGCAACAGGAAGTACTGCCACCATGTTGTCAAAGTCTGATTTTTTAATCTTACGACTAGCGCCAGGTACGTCATATGGGTACTCTTTAGGTAAGTACTCACCAAAGCCCTGTGCAAGCAATTGGAATTCTAGTTTTTGTGCATAGTGCAAGCGTTTATGGATGGCAGACATCACCATTGAGCCGCGCTCTAGCAATGCAATAGTCGTTCCGACCGCTGCATTCTGATTACCGTCACCAACTTGCATGTCCGCGATGCTTGCAAGGCGTTTACCAGCGTCTACAGTGAAGCCAAGTAACTGGAATAGTGTTTGGCTAGGCTCTTTATAAGGTAATGGAAGTAAGGATGACTGCAATTCAGCGCCACCAGCGTCAATATCACGCCATTCGCCGGGTTGGATAGGTGTATCCGTGTCCGCGATCCGTGCGCCTTTGGCCTTGAACCCTGCTGGTAGGTTAGAGAACGTACCCGCGTCAATTAATTGACGTAATGCAGACGTTGCTGTCTTAGATAGGCTGCCGATTAAGTGAACAAAGCCCAAGCCATACGCACCAAGGCCCTCGATCAACACATAATGCACAAAATAATTGCGACGACGTTTTAATTCGTCGCCTTCTTTCCAGTTACGACGCACGCCAAGCACTTTACCGCTCACTTCGTCAAGCGTTACGACGTATGGAAGCTTAATTCCTGTGATTTCACCGTCTTCATCGGTGTCTTCGAAGCCTGGAATGTCATAATCCACTTGGAATTCAAGTAAAAAGACTTCTTCGGCTTGGTCAGATGGGCTTAAACCTGTTTGACGGTCCACGCCTTCTTGAATTTGGTCTTGATTTGGGTCAGAAGACTCCGCTTGGATGTCTAAATCTAAGTATTCACCCGCTACAACGCGTTTTCTAAACTCGTTTGCGTCCATTGGCACGCGGTGCGTGATCCGTGGGCATTGGCTCATGACGCTTGAGCCGGTGTAAGGGATGTATAAGTCGTCAGCAAGCACTAACTTACTGACCATTCTGTCTAATTGTGCATTAAAATACACTTTTTTGAACACAGAACCACCGTAACCCAGGTAGAAAAGTGCTTGGTCCATCTCTGGAGTGTACTCTTCCATCACTGTGGTCAGTTCGTAGTTCATAAAATCTTGAACACGTGACGCTTGCTGTAGTTTTTCTATCGTTTCCTTGCCCAAAACCTGAGTTCTAACAGGTCCGTCTGCTGGCATTAGCTCCTTCATCGCTTGCGATTGGAACTGGACTACCGCTTCTGTCAACATTGGATGCACTGCACCGGCTGCGCCACGGAATGGCTTGGTGCGTTCTTCGACTTTCAAGCCTAACAGCTCAAGGCCCTTGGCATAAACCTGTTCCCAGTCACTACGAGACGCCTTGTCGGCCTCAAATAATGCCAATAAGTCTATTGACATACGGTTTAAATCGTCTTCGTCAATGACTTCTGCTAGGTTGGCGTAGAATTCTACGTCGTTTGCTTCGTCTTCACCTATCTCAACCGTAGCACTGCCGTCGTCTTCCAAGACTATTTCGATTTCGGGCATGCCTTCCTGTTCAATCTCAATGGATGTTTCAGGGGCTTGGTTAACTACTTTGTCAATGGGCATAGGATTCTCGTCCGAGTATTTTCCGTAGTGTACTCGGTATTGCAGGGTTTACGCAAGTGTTACTTCTTAGATTTAATAAAGTCCGTTACTTCACCGCCGTGTTTCTTTTTGACAGGAGTTACAGGAAGCGCCTCTGCTGACAATGCTATTCCTGAGCCGTCATAAAATCCATCCGCTTTTAGGGTGCGTAATATTACTGGCCAAGGAGAACTTATTTCTCCAACATGCTCCATTTTGTATCTATCTATATTGGAGGCTCTATAATCATGTGCTCTAGAGGAGGCTATCTCTAGTGTATACCCTTTTTGTAAATGCTTATACTCAGGCAAACCAAGGGCTTCGTTTAAGGCCTCTGCTTCTTTTTGAGTCATAGTGTAATTTCTTGAAACCAATTTTAAAGGTTTATCCGTTGTCACGGCAAACACTTGTCCTGGCTTGCGTTTTTGCCCAGTACGTCGTTGTTCTTCGAATACCGCCATAGGATCCGCTCTAGATTCAGCAAAGTCCAATGCGGTCTCTTTATCCCCCAGCCAAATAAGTCCTCCCTCATCTGTTGTTCCACCGCTAGATCTATAGGGAAGGTTTGATTTTAACTGTGACCCACCCTCTATGATTTTTTTTGCACTATCCCCATGCGCTCCATGATACAGCATTGTCCCACTAGGTACCTTATACACTTCTCTTGGTTTATCTTCTGAAGGAAGGTCAGTCATCTTGAATTCAGATTTTGTGCCAACGGGAGTCTTCTCCAGTATCTGTAATTTATTTGGATCAAATACCATTAATTCACTTTCAGCAACACCAAACTTACCTTTGCTTTTTGTGATTGAATCGTATCCTGCTTTTTTTATGGCCTCAATAGGATGCTGTTTCATATCCCATCCTAAAGGACCGATTAAATCCTCTAGCGACATTTGATCAAATTCATTTAGCTTTTTATTTTCGTCAAGCTTTCCTACTATTGACTGTAGCTTTTCATATTGAGTAGCGGTCAGGTTTAATGGGTTTTTTACATCAGCGTCTACTTTGTATAGAACGCCTTCCTTACCAAAATCTTCTGCGTAACGCTTGCCTACCTCTTTCTCAGGAGATAAGAAAATACCATGTTTGTTTAATCCGCCTTTTGTATTTTTTGGAGCATTGATGTCAAACTTATCAAAGTCTTTAGGGCTTCCGTGATAAGCGTCTATGTACATCCTTGGGTCCATGGTATTACGGCCAATTACGCCAGTGCCCGTCTCTATCTGTCTCGCTACTTCCTTCGCACCTGCCTTAGCCAAGGTGGTTGCGCCTTTGGTCGCGGCCCCCGCAACAGGGACAATGTCCGCCACTGCAAG